GCCATACCTAATTTTATATCATTAGGGTACATCTCTACTAGTTTTTTAATATCATCATTCATTTGGCTTTTCTCCAAAATGATTTTTTACTCACGACTTTATTACTTCTATTTGTCCAATGGCCTTTAGTTAATTTAACATCTTTATAATCATACCACCTTTCATCCAATTCACCACCCACGCCAGGACTAATCAAGTATTGTTGATTCTTTACTTGTCTATCTTGCACATAACCTCTTGACCACTCTTCTTCCATACCTAGACTGGTATATTTGACTATTTTATAAGTACATGGATTTCTTTTATTCATTCATAACCTCTTTTTATTTCAATTTAAATCGTAAAATATCGATTCATTCCCAAGTTTATCATCTTGGATTTCTTCGTTTAATTTAGTTAACTCACGAATCAAATCCGACTCACTTTTGTCGGGTTTTAAAGATTGTGTAGATTGACTTATATCAATACACTTAACTAAAAACTCTACTTGTTTATCACTTAAACTTACTTTATGATTCGATTTCATTAATTCTCTCCGTTTGGTAATTCATCATCCCAAGATGGCAAATTCATTCCCATATCCCATATCATCTCATCTAATGATTTACTTTCATCCAAGGGATTTAATCCATTTAAATAACAATAAAAGTCCATCAAACTTTCATTCAACTCGGGATTTAAATCCATTAACATTCTTAACATAACTATTATTCTATTCAAGTCTTTGCCCGATAGAGCTATTTTATCCATTTCGTTAAATTGTCTCAAATCACGCCATAGCTAGTTTATTGTCCATCATGTCACGAACAAACATTTCAAACTGTTTAATTTCTTCCATTTCTTCGGGACTTAAATCATTAAAGTCTGGTACAATAACTCTACCATCGTTCTTTTCCATTTCAAATGTAATCATCTCATCTATAACTTCATCTAATTGATTTTTTGATTCTTGACTTAAATCTTGATTAGTGCTAATTTCAATTAACTTATCTATCATTTTACCAAAATTTACCATAATAACTCCTTATTAATAAATATAATTGAATTTATATATACATCCCACGAAAAATTTTTCCTCTATCTCTCATCTTCCTATCCACCAATGTAATTTACCATTTGAATCTTGGAATGATTCCCACTTACATTGTGACCAAACACATTTCCATTGATACCTATCAGTATATTTTTCAAATGGTTTCATAGTCCAACCACAATTACAGACTGGACTATGTTTATACCATTTTGATAGTAACCATTTAAACATTATTTTTCTAAGAACTTTTTATTCATAGTCTTGGCAACTTCCATCATATTTGTCGGGTTGATAAAACTAGCATCATTACCATACATAGTCTTGAAAGTATTTCTATCTGACTCACTCATGTAACCATCAGAAATGAAGTAACTTGAAACTTTGATTCCATTATTCTTCATTAAAGTAACCATTTTCTTTCCATGTTTTTCTGCAGAATGACCTGAGTAATATACCTCATTATTAGTAAACCAAGGAGCACCATCTGAATAATTGATGAAATAGTTATCCTCACCACGAACACCACTTAACCACTTCTTCATCAATGCTTCGTAACATAGTGACTCTGGAGTAGTACCACCAGAATTTATGTATTTCCACAACTTAGTTATCTTGGTTAGTTTATCTTTACGAGAATCATAACATATGATAACTACTGGCTTTTCGTTGTCCGTCCAACGGAAACTGACAACCACATTAATGTTTCCAGCCATATCACAGGCCTTGACCATCGCAACGGTTGAAGTAACGGCCTTGGATAGTTTTTTTCCACTCATACTACCACTCGCATCGATTGAAATATGTAGGTTAGCTTTGTTATATCTCTCAGAAACAACTTGACTAAAGACATTGGCATTATCAAACCCCAACTCGGCAATTAACTTTTTGTCAATCTTTCCACTAGTTTGACGAGTAAAAATCAAATCTCTTGATTCCCCACGAACCTTGAGTTTTTTACCCAAGATAGTACCCAAACGAAGTCCATTAGCAATATCTTCTTCTCTATCCCCACCATAACTATAACTGTAATGATAAAGGAATCGAAAAGCTTTTGAATCAATCAACTCTTGAGTCAAATCAGGAACAACCACTACTTTAGTTTTACCCATTGAACCACCACCAGTTTCGACTAACTCGGAATTACTATTTCCAAGAGCCTCAACAATCTTTTTATCTTTCTTGGTCAACTGAGTCTTTTTTGTTTTACCATCAAGTAAATCTTTTGTATTTTGAAAGATTTTCTCAATTGATTTTTCCATCGATGATGAAATTTCTTCCCCATCAGTAGGTTTTCCAGCTTCAGCATTTTCACTTGGAGTCATCTTGGCATCACCAGTATCAACCTCAGTACCATCACCACCACTATTAGGAGAACTACCATTTTCTTGTTCACCTTCAGAATCTTCTTCACCTTCACCATTTTCAGGTTGTCCAGCACCTTGATTTTCACCAACAAGTTTGAAAACAATATCACAGATTGATTTTGCCACTTCAATGACATCATCAGTAGATCTTAGTCTTGAGATATTACTCATATCAATCAGACGATAGATGTCCAATAGTCTTGGTAGGGCATTTAAGTCTGTATCAGGATTAGTGAAGTTAACAATTCTGAACATATAAGATTCAAAATCAACCTCACGATACATAGTTGATTTTAATCCTTTACCAATTTTTTTGTGATTAAAGTACTTAGAGTACAAAGTGTGATAATAACCTTTATATCCAGGAGAAGACTTGAACACGATATTATCGATTCTTCTATCTTCAACATAATTAATCATCCCACGAAGAAATTCCATTCTCTCGTGAGTCAAATCCCAATCACGAATTTTAGTCCAATGTTTGACATCAGCAAACACATCAAAGTCACTATAGACGATGTGAGAACCTTCGTGAAGAGCCAGACCAACAACATGGTCAAAGTTTTTCTCATTAATATTACCACTAATGGTAACTGACTTACCATCGGTGAATGAGTCACCACGAGTCATAAATCTAACAGGAACATTTTCTCCACTTACAATACGAACAAAGTTACCAATTGCCCTCTTGTGTCCAGCAAGAGATACATGGTCTTTTTTGGGTTTTGGTTTTACAAATTCGGTATCATCATTATTGATGGTTGCAAGAAAATCATCAACTTCAGATTGCCTGTCATCAAACCAAAACGAAGAATATTTACTCATTAATTTTTCCTTTCATTTCTCATTTCTACTAAATATAACACCAAAATACTATACAAGTCAAGCATTATTTTAACTTTTTTTATATATTAAAGCGTACCCCATCATAAAATAGAAGTACAAAAAGATTAATATTAGTGACATCATCATATATGATCATACGAATAAAAACCTATATGAGTCAAGCATTATTTTTATTTTTCTTTAATGGTTTTTTTATGTAATGACCAATGAATGTTTTAATCTCTGGCTTACCACACTTAGACCTGTAGACATTTTCTAATCGTGTCCAAGGGCACTCCAATGTTCTACTGAAAGTTAAGTGTATTATCCAAGCACATATTGGTAGTGATATATAGAATGGTTCTAATAATAATACCAATGGTGCAGATACACCAGCCAGTATTAAGAATACCCAATGCGATACTTGTATTAAAAATAATATTGTTTTATCTATGAAGTGAATATTGACCAAACCTTATCAATAACCAAACCTATGAAACCAACTCCGATAACACCTCTCCATTTCTGTGAATTTTCTCTAAATTGGGTGTTTTGTTTGGTTTCAGCCCATAACCCTTCGTGTGGATTGAATAAATTTTCTTTGACAAATTTAATATCTTGATGAATCTTATCTCTATCTTTATCTGCTTGATCCATTCTCTCAAGTATTACATTCAAATCTTTTCTGTCTTGACCATTCATATCAATAAATATAACATATTTTTCACTTCGTTATATTTCCTTTGTAGGGAAATACAAATCTCTTATTTCTTTTCCCAAATCCATATTGGTTCACAAAATCTCTTATCTTTGTTCTTCTCTACCATCTCTAAGGTTTTCTCTTTGAACTGATTGTTATCTTTAGCAGTTCCAGCCCCACCAGAGTTTGGTCGTTTTGCCATTTCCATTCCAATACAACCTACATATTCCATATCTCTGTATTCATCAAGAAACTCATTCATCGGATCACATATCTTCAAGTATTGTGCACCACCTTTGGTTTTTGCATTTACATCTGATATATTGACACATAACTTACCACCAGATTTTAATGTTGGTAACATATTATCAAGAGACTTCTGTAGAAACTGATAGTTCCAACTATCTATGTCTTTGTATCTAACCCAACTTTGATTATCATCTTCACCATATCTTTCTATATTGAAATAAGGTGGTGATGTAAATATAATATCAAAGGTGTCATGATAACCCTCAAAGTTGAAATCCTCAGCGGCATCACAATGAAACTTAGTCTTCTTTTCATTTTCAAAGAATGTCAAATGATTATCGTAATATCTAGCTTGTCTTTCGTAAATAGGATGATTCTCTTTACGAGGATCTACACCAACATACAATTCGGTATTCATACTGGCATAGAATCCAGCCAACCTATCACCCCAACCCATTGAAAAATCCAACACATTTTTTACATTGAAATAATCATACATAGCTTTTGCCACATTTGGTTTGAACTGAGAACAAATGTATTTACGAAGTCCAATCATAGTCCTTAATATAGACCTATCTATCTTGGTTAATTTCAATGAATAAGCAGCACCCATCAAACTCTTCATAAAATCAAATGTTTCCCAAGTCCTTTTGGGTCCTGGATAGGAACTTGATTCAACCGACCATCTGTTTTCTTGTTGGAAATAATTACTGGCTTTATTACCTATGTTATTTCTCGCGAAGTACCATTGTGAACCTCTGTAATCTAAAGGATAATCATAACCCTCTTCACTTCTAGCAAACCACTCACCTTCTCTTAAAATGTCATGAACCCAAGTTCCTTTCAACTTGTTGAAGTCTTTACGACAATCGTCCTCGGTCATCTCCATTGTCGGCATTGGATAAGTCATCGCCACAGATGCCAGAGATTCTTTTACATCATCTTTATCGAATGTCTCTTTTATGTAAGTCCATTCTTTTTCATCGATGTGAAGATATGGTTTTTGGTATAGGAACCTGTTAAAATATTCTAAGTACATTACTCTCCAAATAGGTCTTTGAATGCTTGATTCGCAGCTGCTGATTGTTCTGTTTTCTTCTTTACCTCAACTTCTTTCTCCACCTTGATATCGTGGTCACCGCGTTTCCACTCATCATATTCAATATGAGTCGCCATCATATCAGCCTGATGTAGTATGTAAGCTATATTAGTTCGTAATGCTCGTTCAGGACTATATCCTATGTAATAACTCTTGTTGGATTCTTCATATAAACCATCAGTTAGTTTTAATCCAAGATACTCATTCTCTGTCATATTAATACCAAAGTGTTGTAATAGAAACAATGCTCTGTCAGTTACGGTCATGAACTGTAAATTACCATTATGTTTGTATACTAAACCTTGATTCTTTCTATGCCAGTCTGAATCATTTGGTGTATAGTAATCTTCAGCCAAATCACCAACCTTACCTAAGTCGTGGTGTAGAGCAGCAAACACCAATTCTTCCATAGTGAAGTTAATTGTCGCGCCATTTTGTTTCCACAACCCAGCAATCTGTTTTGATAATTCTACAACATGCAATACATGTTCTACATAACCACCCGCGTGACAGTTATGAAAATGTTCTTTACCACTCGCGGGTGCTAAACACATTCGTTCTTCAAAGTAGTCATACATTTTAATTAATTTGTCTAATCTTTCACCTTCAAAGGTGGTATTGATTAAATCAATTAAGTCGTGCCAATTATTTTCTATTTGTTCTGGTGTTAGCTCTTTCACAATGATAATCCAGGTTTGTGTTTTATGACATAGTGACTTCCACCACCACAATGTGGAACTCTTCCACCTTCAGAAACTCCATGTAAATGTTCATGATTACCAAATGGGCAGTCTACAACCAATCGCCCACCTTCAATTTTCTTACCCCAAGCAATTGGCTCTACTTGTTTTTTATGTTGTTGTTTCATATCTTAACTCCATCTTCTGTTTTATTTTTTATCTGTTCTTTATAAGCCTTTTTCCAATTATATCTATATTCAGTTATCTCACCTATATTCTCTCGGACAACAGACTTATCTTTTCGTTTCATATAATCAGAATATTCATTCATCAATTTATCGTGATTATATTTAAAATTTTCAGCATCTCTTAATACATTTACCCCACCTTCTTGATAATGTGGCATATTTACAGGAAATTCATCACTAACTCTATTTCTATATCCCCTTGTCATATATTCAAAATTAAAATTCACATCTTCGCAAAATTCCACTAATGTCCATTTAACATCATCTATGAAAGTAGATAATTTTTCCCCGTCAACCACGCCCGCACTATGTACTATAGTCAAATCGCTATAACTGTTTCTACTTGGCGGATAGAACTGTCTCCTATGGCCAACATTGATTAAATCAGGCTCATCTAACCATTTGTCAAATAACTCGAACATCTCATCAAGGTCATCTTCTGTAGATAACCTCTTTGACCTATCCATATTTGATTTTTTATTAAAATCCCCATAATACTTTCTATTCCTGCGATAAAAAGTTATGTCGTCATCTAACATATAAAATCTCTGTTTGCCAGCATCTCGACAAATTAACTCTCTTGTTTTAGCAATTCCTATGTCATTACCGACTTCCATTATTCTAGCAACCATATGACCATAAAGTTCAGTATGTTCTTCTATCTCTTGTTCTTGGACAACCAAAGTAACCATTTGCTTATACTTGTCTGGTAAAAAATTCAATGCCACTTGATCATTAACTCTTTTAAAAGTTGGAATGTAAATGGTGTTTATCATTTTATAGCCTCATTTAAAAATTTATCAAACTCTTCTTCATAATATTTTATATTACGGATAGATTTTTTATGTTTATCTTTAACAATAGATAATTTCTCTAATCTAACACTTTCATCTCTTAATTCCAAGCACTTTTTTTGAATATCTTCAAAGGAATAGCATCGTTGCCAATCAATAGCCACTAACCTATTATTACAATCATAATTTTTCCAAACCAAGGGTATCACATCATAAGCCATAGCCTCATTATACCTAGCAGTTAAATGTTCATCGTAACCTGGCCAATTTAAGCATAAAGTAGTTTTACTTCTAGCAATATATGGCGCTACCTTCCTCATATCTTTACTGAACTTCACATCTCTCGCAAACCCATCAAAAGTTCCTATGAAACAACTACTCAAATCTGACTTATGTATTTCCTTGAACACTTCGTGTCTGACATCACCACTTATCTCACCACTTTCATCTTCTCCGACTTTTTTCTTTTTTGATGTACCCCAATATGAAAAATCTAAATCCTTGTCACATCTAATTTTCAAATTGTCTTTCAAAAAATGATACCTCAGAGCATGTAAACCACCGATATAATCATTTTCATCGATGGAAACAATATCAACATCATTATCTGGAAATACTTTTGTTTTATACAACTCAACACTATCTGCCCTATCCCATTGGAGTAAAATAATCTTCTTACCTTTGACAACCTTTCGTATCTCTTCCAAAAACTCATCGGTTCGTCTTTTTACAAAACCCAAAGCTCTAAATTTGATGTGAAAAGTAAACTCTTGTTCCGTAGGAATCACTATATAATCTGAATCAATTATATCCTGTATCTTCTTCGTTGGTTTAGACGGCGTAAATGAACAATTAACAAATCTGTAGTCATGTTGTGGATTCCTATGTACAAATGATTGACACACATGAAACATACAATCCGCTATAGTTTCTAATGGTCTTAGATATCTTTCCGATGACCTTAATCTAAGAAAACAAATAGTTTTATCGTATTCAAAAAAATCGTTCATCTACCCACATTCCAAAATAAGGCACCTTCACTGGCGTGTTGTTTTATGAAAGACCAAGCCTTACTATCGTAAGTTAACGAACTTGGAAATGGTGGTCTTTCATCTTCTTTACATTCTTGTTGAAATTTATATTTAGAACGGAAAGGCACAGCCCTACCTTGTTCTAATGGTGTCGTGTTGTGTCCTATCTTAACGCCATACACTTTTGCATCTGGCCAAGCACCTTGTAAACCACGACTCAGAACACCACTACTTAATACTGTCCAAACCTCTGTTGGTTTTACATCAAGACTTAAAGCAGTTCTTTTCATAGCCTCAACTATAATTGGATGATCACCACCAAATGGAATCAAATGTGCTCCATGTTCTAAACAATAGTTCTTAGCCTTCGCCTGTATATTAGTTAAAAACCCCATTGGTACTTCTATTATATTACAACCCAATTCTTCTGCCTTATTAGTTAACCAATACCTTTCACCTTTGGGTACAGTAACAGTACATTTCCTACCCAAGTCTCTACAAGCATAAGCCAAAGATAATTGAGCATATCCTTGTCTCGGTGAAGCATAGACAAACTCATCCACCTCTGGCTTTGACTTTACATAAATGGTAAAGGCTCTTCGTTTAGTACCACCATCAAGTAGGTCATCACGAACAACCTTTATACCATTATATTCTTTTACTATAGGTTTTGGTAAATCAGAATCAAAATTAATCTCATCTAATTTATAGTCGAAAAACCTACTCTGATCTATTCTCCTTGTTTGAGAGATTGTACTCGGCATCTTCTATTTTTAAGTTGCCAACATCGTAATCACCAGCATTTTGTCTAGCGATTTGATGTCCAATATGGTTCTTCTTCGAATCTACCAAATTAGCAAAATCATCAATTGTCATCGTTGGAACTGACCTAACTGTATCCGAATAAACTTCTCGAGCAACAGTAGCATTGGCTTTTGCACCTTGCTTCTTGACATAGCCCTTGGCATATAAACCATCATAACCAAAAACAAAATCATCTAATTGAGCTTTCATAACTCTTTGCAATTGTTCTCCATTATAAGCAGTTTTCAAGTCGGCAGTATAAGCTATACCAGTCTTATGATAGCTATCTTTAAGGTATTTTATAACCTTATCTGTGAACTTACCTTTCCCGAGTGGATCTTTACCAGCCTTGTATTCATCATAGAGTCTTTTACCCTCATCGGAAAGATTTTCATAAGTAGATTGCCTGATACTTTCTGATATCAGCCAAGTAGCAGCAAACTCCCTACCATTCTTGACCTTATAGACTTCAGAAAGCATAGAATGATGTGGCGTATCTAGTATCATCCTAAAATGAAAATAGTTACGAAAAGTAGCTATAGAATTAGTCACACCTACTTTCACACTACCTTTGCCTTTAGCTTTTTTAAATACAGTATCAACCAAACTAACATATTCTTTTGCTACTTTTTTAGCAAATGCCAAGAAAGAATCAACAGACTTAGGGCTCCAAATATCAGATGAAATTTTTGCCATTTCATCAAACTTAGAGTCTTTCCAACCTGGAATTTCAGTCCAATTTGATTTACTTCTATTGTGCCAAGCATAATACTGATGAGTTAAGAAGCAACAAACACCTTTTCTAGCTAGATGATACCTATCATCTCTGTTTGACACGGTTGCAAAAATCTTTTTAAAATCTGGATATCTATTCATCTCAGAAAACTTTTGCATTATGTAACTCGGTGATATTGCTCTCCACTCATTTTCATTCCAATCATTACCAGTATTATGAAATCTAACTATGTCAGCCAAATCTTCCATGTCATCGAATTCCATAACTGTCACAACTGGATGCTCGGATCGGAAAAAAGCTTCTTGTATCTCTGATGAAAGTTTTGGAAATAATTTTCCATCAATATCATTAGATGATAAGGGAGTTCCATCCTCTTGCAAAATAGATATATTTTTAGAAAAATCGGATGGGCAGGGTATACTACCTTCCCACCACCTTTCTAAACCGTCATCTCTATGCTGTCCGTTTATCAACATCCACTCTTTATCATTAGACTTGTAGTTTTCCATACGATCTATAAAGTTCTGTACTTCAGATTTATCATCCTCTAACTCTTTACTCCGAGTTATTCTTGATAATTCCGAATTTAAAACTCTAAGTATCTCATCAATAGAAACTATAACAAAAGCATCGATATTTTTGTGACCTCGAAATACTCCATTTAAGTAAGTTTTGACTTGATTATCAGACCAATGTTCTAAGACTCTTTGTAAAAAGTCTCTGTCAATCTGTATTTGTGGTTTCAGTTCCAACCATGTTTGAAACGATAGTTGGTTCATTGTCGTATCGACAATTGGGGTTACTTGTAACATAAGTTACTCCTATGTTTATTATTCATTTAGCATTTAATTCGTACAGACATTAGTCGTCAAATGAATTATCGTTATTGAGTAATGTCTCATACTATACAGTATAAGACCTTCGTTGTATTAATAAGTATTATCAATATGATAAAACCCACTAATTCTTTTTGTAAAAAATAAAGATAGGTTCATACTTCATTACGCTGCCGCCTATCTTCACACTATTTTTTACTTCACTTTGGTCAATGCCAATCATCGATGACATCAACATTTTTAATTTTCCTTGATACTCACCACCAAGTGATTCAACAATATCAATGGAATCTTGTTCCAATGGATGAAAAGTATCTTTACCGATTTTAATGTCGGCAATATTCCACAACAAATATCTATCTGATTTCAAACTATTGAAAGCATTTGTTAATGTCGGTTTTAAGAAGTTATCTCTCCAATCACTATACATTGGATATGACCTAAATGATTGTGCTTCATCAGCACTATATTGTTCTCTATCAAAATAAGGTGGTGATGTAAAGACAAAATCTAATTTACCTTTATATTGTTGAAAGTCTGGATGCTCACCAATATGTTCTGAACCCTCTTGGAAAACATGATATGTATTCTTTGGTTCTTCCCAAAAAGGATTTGTCTCCAAACCATGTTCATTAAAGAAATCTGCTACATATTCATATCTTGTTTTGTTAAGTTCTGGTATAAAATTATCTGTATTGGGATCAGTACCAATGTAGTGTATTCTTTTCATGGATGACATCGCACCTAATATCCTACCACCCCAACCCGCACTCGGATCGTAAATATTAAATGGCTCATCTTGTTCGATGTGGTCGGTGTATTTCTCATACAAAAGTCTTGCCGTAAGTGGTGGAAAGTTCACTACTGGTTGTGTGGATAATGCCAACCTAAATGTCTGAAATATAGTAGGGAATAACTTCTTGTTTACATTATAATATCGAATCATATAAACATTATCTTTTTCATTACCACTCTTAGTTCTGACCGTATCTGTTAATTCATCAACATTGACTATTCTTTTTAAAGTAGGGCACCAAAGGTTTGATAGCATATGTTCTGTAATCAAACCATCTTTGTATAGTTTCTTTATATCTTCAGCTCTGATATGAACATACTCTTTGAAATACTTTGTCTGATGGGACTTTGATATCCATATACTATGATTCTTAAATTTTAATGGATTGTCTTTAAAATACTGTAACCATTCTTCAGGACTCTCTCCATTCCAATAAGGTAGCCCACCCTTTTTATTTTCTTTCCTATCATAAGATATGGATTTACTAAATGCGTACATTGAGTCGCGTCTAACGCCCCTTCCCATAGCTTTACGAAATAATTCCAAATTATCATCACCAGCAAATCTGTCATAAATGGATACACTTTCCTTACCCATTCCAATTTTGGTTTTCATCATAGTCGGAAAGAACTGATTAACGCCTGTAGCAAACTTATTAAAATTCTTGATTACATTTTCATTTCCATCGTCATCCTTTTCAATGAAATCTCTTACTTTGTAATCTCGTAGTTTTCTGAATGAATCAATGATCT